AACTACCCTAACCTACAAAGTGTTACCCAAGGCAGCTATGTTTTCCAAGCAATACAAAAATTTTTTTCCCTATATAAAAACGACACAGGGTTTGCAAAAATATGAAAAAAAATTTTCAAGAAATTTTTAGCACCATAGAGATTGATCAAGCAGCCGACAGATATCACCTAACCATTCCTGAGGAAATCATGAACGAATTCGGATGGTACGAAGACACAGAATTGCAATGGATCATTGATGGAACTGAGATAATGATTCAGGAAAAAGAATGAAAGAGTATCACATATATTTCAAGAATCGTTGTATATTCAAAGAATTAAGTGAGGAGCAGTTCAACCTTATATGGGAACTACTTAATAAGGAATATAACTCCGAGTTATCTTATACAGAAATTACGGTAAACTATACAGAACAAAGAGAATTAATAAGGGATGGATCTTATTGACAATTACTATATAATGCTGTATGATATGAAAGTAATTACAACACGTTATGGCTAAAGGATTTACAGTAAAAGCAAAGCCGCCCACTGCAGGGGCAAAAAAAGAAACGGAATGGGATTATGATAAAGCCAGAGAAATGGTCAAAGGAAAGTCAGTAGTCTTTTGTTTGCCAGGAAGAGGAGTATCTTATCAGTATCTTAAAAGTTTCGTTCAACTATGTTTTGACTTAGTGCAGTGTGGAGCAAGCATACAAATTTCACAAGATTATAGTTCTATGGTGAACTTCGCAAGATGTAAGTGTCTTGGTGCGAATGTTCTTCGAGGTCCAAACCAAAAACCATGGGACGGCAAACTACAATATGATTGGCAATTATGGATTGACTCTGATATTGTCTTTAACAGCGAAAAGTTCTTTCAATTAGTATTAATGGAACAGGACATCGCAGCAGGATGGTATTGTACCGAGGATGGTAAGACGACTTCTGTAGCACATTGGTTAGAAGAGGATGATTTTCGTAACAACGGTGGAGTGATGAATCACGAAACCATCGATAGTATATCCAAGAGAAAGAAACCATTCACAGTAGACTATACAGGTTTCGGATGGCTTCTAATTAAGAAAGGAGTCTTCGAGAATGAGGGAATACCTTATCCATGGTTCGCACCGAAGATGCAAGTCTTTGATTCAGGAGAAGTGCAGGATATGTGTGGTGAGGATGTATCTTTCTGTCTTGATGCGAAAGAAGCAGGTTTCGAAATCTGGTGTGACCCTCGTATAAGAGTCGGACATGAAAAAACAAGAATTATATAGAATTCTTATTGACGGTAAAGAAGTATTCACTGCCTTAGGGATAGGAGAATATGGAGATATCATGGAGGACTTGGCACTTGAATTTTATCAGACAGGTTCTCCACATCCAGACAGGATCAAAACTGAAATTTATTTACAGGACAATTAATGGCAAAAGCAACAGGTGGTCTCAGTGGAGGGGATTTTATTCAATCACCCCCGAAGAAGACTCGTCAAGGAAGAGGCAAACACTCAAAGTATACCGCAACCTCTCGTAACTCGGCTCGTAAGAAGTACAGAGGACAAGGTAGATAAGGGATCCCAAAAAGGGTTCCCTTTTTTTTATGTCTTAATGTTCATATAAATAAATAAAAACTATGTCCAATGGCGATTAAGAGGATATCAAGAGCATATAAAGATATTAGTTTATCTTTCGACCCTCATCCAGTGTCAAATGACTTAAAAGTCCTAAAGAATGAGAATGCCATTCGTAGATCGGTAAGAAATATTGTTCAGACCATTCCTACGGAAAAATTCTTCAATCCACTTTTTGGATCTGATGTATATCGTAGTTTGTTTGATTTCGTAGATTTTGGTACTGCATCTAATATTCAGGGCCAGATTGAAATCGCACTAGATAACTATGAGGCGAGAATTGATAATGTAATCGTCGAAGTAGATCCTCAACCAGACCTTAATTCTTTTGAAGTTATAATCACCTATGACATTATTGGACAAGAGTTTCCCTCACAAGAATATTCATTCCTCCTAGAGGCAACAAGATAACATGCCTTTTACTAAATTTACAGATCTTGATTTTGATCAAATAAAAACATCGATTAAATCCTATCTTAGAGCTAATTCAGATTTTACTGGGTTTGACTTCGAAGGATCTAATTTTTCTGTTTTAATTGATACTTTAGCATATAACACTTATATTACTGCATTCAACTCCAATATGGTAGTCAATGAATCCTTCTTGGATTCTGCGACAATGAGAGAGAATGTAGTATCTCTAGCACGTAATATAGGTTATGTACCACGCTCTAAAACGGCAGCAACGGCGAATGTGACTGTTACTGTCGGATTGGGTGAAACAGACCCTCAGACATCTACTATAACGCTAGATGCGGGTCTTGTATGTGTTGGTAACACTAATGATACTTCATTCGTATTTTCTGTGGTAGAAGCACAGAAGGCAACAGTTTCTCTGAATGCGAATAGTAATTATGAAGCTACCTTTAATAATATTGATATTAAAGAAGGTATATTCTTAGAGAAGAACTTTCAGGTAGATGGGTCATTAGACCAAAGATTTATATTAGATAATGAAGGTATTGATACATCAACCATTAAGGTATATGTAAGTGATAGTCAATCTACACTAGGAACTGAATATGCACATGTAGATAATATATTAAATGTCACCTCTAGTTCATTAATTTACTTACTACAAGAGGTACAAGACGAAAGATATGAGTTATTCTTCGGTGATGGTTACTTTGGTAAGAAAATACCCAATAATTATTACATTACAGTAAGGTATATTGTCACAGATGGTAAACAGGGTAACGGTATAGGTAAAAATAATACATTCGCCTTCTCTGGAAAGATTACAGATGACTCTGGTATAGCAGAAACATTAGCTGAAGACCCAACTATAATCACAAATCAGACATCTTCCAATGGATCTGACATAGAATCCATCAGTTCTATCAAATATTATGCACCAAGAATCTATTCTTCACAGTACAGGGCGGTTACATCAAGAGATTATGAGGCAATTATCAAAAAAATCTATGCAGATACCGAATCTGTAGCTGTCGTTGGTGGTGAAGAAATGGATCCACCCGAATTTGGTAACGTTATATTGAGTATAAAACCTAAAAATGGGTTTTTTGTCTCTGATTTCAACAAATCTCGTATTTTATCGCAATTAAAGCAATATTCTGTCTCTGGAATTAACCAAAGAATTGAAGATTTGAAGATATTATACGTTGAAATTGACTCTTCGGTCTATTTTGATGAAAATAAGGTATCAACTTCAGAGGCATTACGCTCAAGAGTCATAAATTCACTCAATACTTACGGAAATTCTGTAGAATTGAACAAATTTGGTGGTAGATTCAAATATAGTAAGATACAACAGGTCATTGATGCTACCGATACGGCAATAACATCGAATATTACCAGAGTAATTATCAGGAGAAACCTTAAAGCTGCCCTAAATCAGTTTGCACAGTATGAATTATGCTATGGAAACCGTTTTCACATCAATGCAACAGGAGCTAATATCAAATCTAGAGGATTTTTCATTAGTGGAAATGCTAGACCTGTATATATCACTGATATTCCCAATTCAGACATGAAAACTGGTGGTCTTGCTCTTATAGAAATACTAGATGATAACACTAACAATATAGTCACTAAAGCGGCAGGAACCGTTGATTACATAAAAGGTGAAGTAATACTGGAAACAGTAAATATAACGTCCACAGTGGACGGTACGGGTGTTGTAGAGATACAAGCAATTCCTGAGTCTAATGATGTTGTCGGACTTAGAGAATTATACTTAGATTTTAGTGTTTCAAAAAGTAAAATAAATATGGTTAGGGACGTGATTAGTTCAGGTGATGAAATATCTGGAACTGCCTTTATTAAAGACTTTTATACTTCAAGTTATCTAAACGGAAAATTAATACGAGAATAATATGATACACACTGGTTTTGAGTCTAGGGTTAAAATTCAACAAATTTTAAGGAACCAACTTCCTCAATTTATTTTGAATGAAAGCCCTAAAACGGTAGACTTTTTAAAACAATATTATATTTCACAAGAATATCAAGGTGGTCCCGTTGATATTACTGATAATTTAGATCAATATTTAAAGGTAGATAATTTAACACCAGATGTGGTAGTTGGATTTACTACACTTACTACTGGTATAGGAACTGCAGATACAACAATTTCAGTTTCTAATACTAAAGGATTTCCTAGTGAGTATGGGTTGTTAAAAATAAATGATGAAATTATAACATATACTGGAAAGACATCAACTACATTTACAGGTTGTGTACGTGGATTCAGTGGAATTACAAGTTATCATAAAGAATTAAATGAAGAAGAATTGGTATTTTCTACTTCTGGAATAACAACACATAGTGAAGATGCAAATATTCAAAACTTAAGTTCTTTATTCCTCAAAGAATTTTATAAAAAACAAAAATTTACTCTGACACCAGGATTAGAAGATACAACTTTTGCTCCTGATTTAAATGCTGGTTCATTTATAAAAGAAGCTAGGTCATTATATGAAGCAAAAGGAACTGATGAATCTTTTAGAATATTATTTAATGCGATATATGGAGAAACTCCTAAAATAGTAAATTTAGAAGAGTTTTTAATTAAACCATCTTCTGCAAATTATATTAGAAGACAGGTTATAATTGCAGAAGCTATTTCAGGAAATCCTTTAGATTTGGTTGGTCAGACATTATTTAAGGTAGATGATTTAGATACTAATGCTTCTATTTCAGAAGTTGAGGCATTTAGTAGAGTTGGAGTAGCATTAACAATTAATCAGCAATATTTTAAAATATCTCTTTTCCGTGGTTATTCTGATGTAGAAGATGCCATACAAGGAGACTTCAAAATTACTCCTGCAACAAGATCTTTACAAACAGTTAGTATTGGTTCTTCAGTAATATCTGTCGATTCTACCGTAGGATTTGCAAATACTGGGGTTCTTGTATCTGGTGTCAATACAAATATCAACTATACAAATAAATCTGTTAATGAATTTTTTGGATGTAGTGGAATCGATGATTCGGATATTGGAGCAACTGATACCGTAAGAAGCAATGAAATTTATTTTTCATATGAAAATGGTGATACTACCAAAAAAGTAGAATTAAGGCTTACTGGTGTATTGTCAGGATTTGAAAAAATATCCAAAACTTTAGATGTTGATGAAGGCCAAATAATAGGAGTGCAGAATGTTGGTGATTCAATTACAGGAAATTATTATGATCCATTAGCATATCCTTATGAGGATATGAGTTATAAACAGATATTTGCAAATTCTTTAATATACAATACTAGTGTAAGATATAATATTAAAGAATTTGCAAACAGCACTACAATATCACTTGAAGGAACTATTGATAGAAGTAGTTTGAAAAAAGATGATTTGGTAGAGATTGTAATTCAATCATCTAATGATGTTGTGCACGGAAGTGCAACTGATGTATTTGTTACGAGGGTTGATGATAATAAAACTGTTGTTATTTCAAGTGGATTCACACCTTCTACTAGTCCTAATGTAAAATATGATATTAGAAGGAAGATTCATACTGCAAAAAGTAATAATGTTCCTTTGGAAGTTAGTAAGATTGTATCTGATGTACAAAATTTATACATTGAAGATGATGAAACTGCATATTTAGCTTCCAACTCTTTACCTTCAGGATCTACTTCTGATGGAAGTGGATTTACTACATCTTTCGTCAATACACTAAATGTTTCAACCAAATCAATTTCTGTTGATTTTCCACCATCCATAGCAGGTTTGGGATTAACAGGAGAAATTTCAACAGGTACTTTTAGTGGTATTAAATTTAATGGTATCATTCCATTTATGAATGGTGACAAAGTATACTACGAACCCTCTGGAATTGCTTATGTTGGTCTTGAAACTGGTAGTTATTTTATAGGATTGTCAACTACATCCAGTTCATCGGATACTATACAACTATATTCTTCAAAATCATTTATTAATAAAGGTGGTTATATAAAACTTAAGAATTCTGAAGTTATAGGGATTGGTACTACTTTCATTACTCAGACTTCAAATGGTAGCCATAAATTTACTTTAAATTCTCAGAAATCCAATGAAATTGGAGCTCAAAAATTACTTAAAAAATTCCCATTTGAATTGACTGATAATAGAGCAGATCAGACTGAGACAAGCATGGGTTCTATTGGAATGTTGATTAATGGTGTAGAAAT